GGTGTTATAGTGTTAGTAGGTGTAATTGTGTTGGTAGGTGTTATTGTATTTGTAGGAGTCTGAGTCGGAGTTATAGTGTTGGTAGGTGTGATGGTATTCGTTGGTGTGATTGTGTTAGTTGGAGTCTGTGTTGGTGTTATAGTGCTAGTTGGTGTAGATGAATTGACTGGTGTTGATGTATTAGTTGGTGTCTGAGTTGGTGTTGATGTATTAGTTGGTGTAATTGTGTTAGTAGGTGTAATGGTATTCGTTTGGGTTGGTGTTATAGTGTTGGTAGGTGTGATTGTATTTGTTGGTGTTTGAGTAGGTGTTATCGTATTTGTAGGTGTTTGGGTTTGTGTTGGTGTACGAGTTGGTGTTATAGTCTTTGTAGGAGTAATAGTTTGTGTTGGTGTGCGAGTTGGTGTTATTGTATTTGTGGGTGTTGGCGTTGGGGTGGAACTTTCAGCAGGTGTTGATGTGTTAGTTGGTGTAATTGTGTTAGTAGGAGTAATAGTGTTTGTTGGTGTATTTGTAGTAGTGTTAGTTGGTGTAATTGTATTAGTCGGGGTGTTTGTTGGTGTCTGTGTTGGAGTTTTAGTTTGAGTTCTTGTTGGAGTACTGGTCTGAGTGTTTGTTGGTGTATTAGTAGGTGTCTGAGTAGGAGTTGGTGTTGGTGTTGGCGTTTGTAAGTTAAAGAAACACCCAACAATAAAATCAAATGTACTTTCATCATTATTTGATGTAGTTACCACTACTTTAATAACCTCAGTGTATTCATTTAACGTAATAGTATCTGTACCTGTGCCACCTGTATAACTATCAGAGAGTGTTATCGGTGTATAAACATCAAAAACATCTTGATTTGTATATCCTGAATAGTCAAATGTTATTGAACCATACGATGTTGTTGGATTAATTTTAACATAATAAACTAATGGTGTTGGTGAATATTCTCCATGTATTAATTCATTACAATCATAAACATCTTTTTCAACCAAACATGATACATTGAACTTATACCTTGTTTCTGGATTTGCATCTGCGATTACCCTTACTTTAATTATGTTAACATTAGATGGTATAAATATTTCTTCTGTCCCTGTTCCACCTGTAAATTTATATGGTGTTGATGAAGCGTTAAATGGTACATAAACCTCAAATTCATCATTAATTGTGAAACCTGTATAATCAAATGTCACTACACCATTAATACCACTGGCGTTATTTATATTGATATAATAATCGGTTGGTGTAGCACTATAGTAACCTGTAACAATTTCATCACAAGGTAATGATACAACACTTGTTGGTGTTACCGTTGGTGTTTGTGTCTTAGTTACTGTTGGTGTAATTGTCGGTGTCGGTGTTGGTGTGTCAGTAGGTAATGTGTCAACAGTCAAACATGAAACATTGAAATCCCAAGATGATTCTGACACATAACTTGTTACATCAATTCTAATTATATTAAATGTTCCGTTAACATATATTTGTTCACTACCTGTACTACTATCAAAAATTTGTGGTGTTGTAGATGTTACAGGTGAATAAACTTCAAACTTATCAGGTGTTGAACCACCCGTATAATTAAACATAAAGTATCCACCTTGACCATTTGCTTGTATATCAACAAAGTATGTTTTAGGTGTTAATGAATAACCACCCGAAACGTTACGATTACATGGATATACAGTTGCAGGAGTGATACATGAAACACTAAACGAATATCTTGATTCAGGGTTGGTGTTAGATGTTACCCTAACTCTTACAACATTGACATTTTGTGTCACACTAATAACCTCAGTACCTGACCCACCAACAAATGAATATGGTGTTGTTGTTGCAAGATATGGAACAAACACTTCAAATGTCTCAGAATCACCTAAACTATCATATGTAAGAGTGATTGTGCCATTGAGTTCACTAATATTATTGATATCAATATAATAATCAACAGGTGTTGCTGACCATGTACCTACAATTGTTTCATCACAATTATACGTGTTCTCACCAATAGGTGTCACTGTAGGTGTTGGTGTATTGGTTGGTGTTGTAGTATTGGTAGGTGTAATAGATGGTGTAACAGTATTTGTTGGTGTATTTGACGCAGTGATAGTTGGTGTTGGTGTATTTGTTCGTGTTTGTGTTACAGTCGGTGTAACAGTCTTAGTTGGTGTTGGTGTTGGTGTTTGTGATAAATCAGGTACAGGTGGTAATTCACCACAGTTTGTCTCATATGTTCTTTCAAGTGAACTAATCGATGGTATTGTGTCACAATTATCAGAATTCGGAACATAATAATATTGTTGTAACTTCATATCCAAGTCAGTAAACTTGGTATACTCATGTTGCACCAATAATTGATAATCTTGATTACCGTTGAATAATATTATGTTAGATAAACCTGTATCATTTTGAATGTTTAAATTGAAATATAAATTTGGTTCACAATAATCTAAAGTAACCCCACTAACTTCAAATAATTCTCCATTATGTGAAATAAGGTAATCTCCACGTCTGGTATAATTAATTGTTTGTCCCACTTCTTCTAATTCAGGACAACAAGAATTTACAACATCTTGTGTTTGTACTGATTCGTCTGTTATTACTTGTAAAAATTCAGGTAATCTATTATCAAATTCATACGTTCTTTTATTTGTTATTGACCCATCTAATTCGTTTACATTTTTATTTGTATAAACTCTTAATCTTGTTGTTGGTAATACTTCAAATATTTCAATACCTGTTGCTCCTGTTGTTGTAATTACATTTTTCTTAATAGAACCCAAACAATCTTTTCCTGTAACAGTTACACCTGTGTATAAGAATGTGAAAGAATAATCATTTAGTTCCTTTGCTTCAACTATTTGTTGATACGAATATGATGAGTTCGGTAGATACACTGCAGAAAGTATTGTATCACCCGACATTATGTTTTGAACCTCAGTGACCACACAATCACCTGATATGATGAAATTTTCTATATCAACAGATGTTGTATTTTCATCAATAGTCGCACTAACTACTTTTATTACTGTTGAACCACTTTTTATACCATAATCAAAACTTTGTCTGTATTGTACTTTTGGTTCTATTGTATACCCTGATGTATTCCCAACAGGTGTACAAACAGATTTTAATTGTAATCCTTGTAATTTAATTTTAACATCACAGTTTCCTGCATCAACAAATAACAAATCAACTTCTTCATGTTCTGTTAATCCCGAAAATCTTAAAGTACAAACATCTTCAACTGTTAATCTTGACAAATCATTGTCACAATCAATAAAAGAATGAACAGGTGAATATGGTCCTCCACCAGTATCTAAGACACCAATAGTATTTCCTGTAAATTTAATTAATACATCACCGACTAATCTACAATTTTCAGTTCCACCTGAGAATATATCGTCTGTTTCATATTCAAAATTGACTTCAACACCACATGTTGGTCCTGTTTTATTATATTCAGTGGCAAATGTTAAATCGATATAATCTCTTATTGAACAATCATTAGTTCCGTAATAAATTGATGTGAAATATATTGTTGACCCAACAATTTGATACTTAATTCTTTCAACGGGATTATTTACTACATTCTCAATTAAATTGATTACTGCACCGCTCCACAATGTTTGTATTTCTGCACTATCAGGTACTATATATGTTTTATAATCACATATTAATGGTAAATTATTAGAACTTACTGATAATGATGTGCAACCTCCTTCATCAATATAATTTTGTAAATCTGTCGCAAAACCTTCATATAATTTTGCAGATACTCCATTTACTGTTGAAGTTCCACTTATAATAACAACTTCATCCTCAGTACTACCAGTGTATATTTCTCCATCAATATTGATAATTGGTACTAAAGTGATACTTGAAATACTTGAGAGTCCACGTAGATTATTTTCTTCACCTATCATGGTTTCTAAATCTTCTTCAATCGCCAATTCAAATTCAGGATATAATGATTGGTTGAATTTTTTAATTTCACAACCTTTTCTATATTGGAATTTATTTCTACCAAAAACACTATTTTCTATCAAATTACCACCACTCCATAATGTTGTTGCGGGAATAAATTGTTCAATTAAATTAGTCCAATACGGACTCAATGTGTTAACAAATTCATTGATTGTTGGAAGATTATATGCGGTAAATCCTGTACTTGATAAATAAGATTTATATACGTCTTCTAACTTAATGTAATTCTTTTTGTATTTTATCAAATGAGAATTTTCAATTTGTGTACTGACAACCGTATTTAAAAACTGTGAAAATGTTACACCTGTTTGTGGTTGTAATGTTGCCGTACCAAATGATAATAATAGTTCTCTTGATTTTCTATAAATGTCATAGTCTTGTCCTCTTGAGGAGGATACATATACATTAATATTTTTTCTTTGTAATATTAATGATGAAAATTCATTCGTTATATGTGATTTGACGTTATCGATTTCTGATTCTAATTCATATCCCGTATCTAATCCAGGTAAAGTTCTAAAAACGTCAAAATACTCTTCCCCGTATGTAAATTCTTTTGATTTTGTTTTTATGACTTTTGTTCTACCTGTTAATATTGAATTTTCTGTATCTAAAATATCTATTGACCTGTGTTGTAATGTTTTCTCGTACCAACCAGACCCTTTTTGAAAATATATGTCTGATGTAATATCAAAAGCCTTTCTTGGTAATCCTGTTAATTCATCTACAGGATATGTTTCTCTTGTAAATGATGTTAATCCTGATAGTATAGCGTTATATATGTCATCCTGTAAATCTAATGATTTGGGCATAGATGTAACTCTATACACATATTCATCCATTACAATCATCGGTTCAGGTACACCTAAGAATTTTAGGAAGAAAATGATACTTTTTCTCGTTCCTTTGGATTTAAATAATTGTGCAAGATTTACTAAAATTCTTCTATAAAATTCATACTCAGATTCAATAACATTAGTACCTAAATTAACCCCACCATAAGAATTACTGACCCTTGTATATAAAAGTTGATTTAAACTCTTATCATCAGTTAAATTAAAAGTTTCTAATCCTAATGTATTTGCAAGATTTTTTAATAAAATATCGGGGACATTTTTTACACCGTCATATGTCACATTACGCATGTATGCAATGTCATCTATGAATTTTTTTACCCTATCAAAACTTTGTCCGTATAATTGAAATACACTCTCACCTTTTTGTTCTTCTGTATCAAATTCATATAATTGAGGTGAGGACATGAATCTGATAAATAAATTGGATTTATAATTATCAACTTCATCCGCAATATCACTTAAACTTTCTAAATAACTTTCATAGTCTAATCCAACTATTTTTGGATTCCAATTATCAACTGACAATGGCCAAGAAACACTTTCTTCAACAATTTCAATTTTTGTTTTATCTTGACTGTCTTTTGGTAATTTAAAAGTTGCTGTAAATTTTGGAAATGTTTCTCTATTTAATAAAACTTCTTCTAACTCATCTAAATTTTTATAAAACTCTTCAACTACCGCATCATTTGGTCTAATTAATACATTCTGAGTGTATGCAGTTAAACTGCCAAATGGTTTACCTTCAACTTTAAGTGTGATTTTTTTATTGTCTGTAGATTGATTAAAATTAGTAACGTTATATGTGTCTCCACTTATATCTAAAACATAATTTGTATAAGAAGAATAAAAATTTCTTATTGTTTGTTGTGAATCATTTCCTAAATTATAATTAGGTTCAATTAATTTGATATCAAATGGATTAAATATCATCGATATCTGTAGTTCAAAACTTGATGTATTATAATTTACATCATATGAAATGTTTCTAACAGTATTCGTATCTAAACTAATTGGACTGTTTTTGTCTACAAAAAAACCAGCAGGATATTTTTGAATTATGTTTGTTATTGAAGAAGATATCCGTTTTTTTAAGGACCCAAACAAAGATTTGTTACCGTCAGTTTTAGATGATTTGAAACGTACAGTTTCATCTTTTTTAGTTTCTATCGCAGTATTTGTTTTAGAATTAACTACAGTGTTTTCTAAATCGTCTAATGTTAAAAAATCTGAAAAAGGTTGTGTTGTAAAATTTTTATCATCCTTTTGAGGGATAACTTTATCTAAAATGAAATTGGTATTTGTCAATTGACTAGTACCATCAGTGATTTGCACACCAATTAAATTATCATTAAATGTATCTGCTCCACTCGCCGCTTGACTTGGTACTTTTCTTTTTGCCATTATATTTCAGTAATAGTATCAAAATTTAATGTTTCATCAATATCTGTTCTACCTTCTCTAATCTCATAAAGTGTTTCATTAAATTCATCTTTAATTTCATAAAGATTGTATTGTTTATAGATATTGTTGTTATTATCATAAATGGTGTATATACCAGGTGCAACCGCTTTACTTTGATTACCATACAATGCGTGTGCTAACGTTGATATATCGTGTTCTACCATTTCAATTTCTATTGTTGTTGGATTGAAAAATGTATTGGTTAATATGATTTTTTGTGATGGTAATCCAATAAATGGTATTGTGTTAGGTTTATTTGAGGGGGCAGAAGATGGTGTCACAGTTAAAAACATCAAATTTGTCGCTTGGTCACTGTATTGATATCTTACTGCTTTTTGTGTTGTACTCGTTAAGTTTGTTGCTACAGGAGTACAATAAAAAGATGATGTTACTAATCTATAAAAATTAGGTATTTTTTTATTGTCAGTACTGTTTATGTACTCAATTCTATATCCAACCAATCCTTGTGGTGTGAATTTATTTCTATCTGCGTTTGGAACATTACTTAAATCGATTATAATACCTCGTACTGAAGGTAATGACGCTAAAATTCCACAATCAGTAATAGTTGTCCTTATTTGTTTTGGTCTAATATGTAGTGTGTAAATTCCTAATTCAGTGAAATCATTAGACGATAATTTTAAATTATACAACCCACCTAATAATTCGATATTAGGTGCGTTTGCATCGTCTGTAGTATCAGAATTATGATATATTGGTGTTAATAAATCAACAGCACTTAATTTTTTTAACGTTACTTCAGATGATGAAATTCTATCTGCAGAATAATGAAAGAATATATCAACATCTTCTGGTGATACGTCTGCTGGCCTTATTGTACCAAATGTTCCTAAAGACATAAAGTTTTATTTATAAATATGAATTTTATTGTTTTTTTATTATAAAAAATTCATTTTGATAAACATCTAATTCACCTACACTATCAATTTCACTCAATCTAAAGTTATTTTCCAAAACACTTTGTTTTTTTCTATCAACAAAAATGTCTGAATATACTTGTGGTTCTTCAACAAAACCTAAGAAATGTTCGTTTCTTGTTATTAATTTATTGAAAACCTCTTCTTTTGTAAAATCTGATGTAGTCCCTGTTATCATAGTATATCCATCAGGATAATCTTTATAATATAAATTGTCAATAGTATATGCCGTATAATTTCCAATACTATCAGTTCCCGTTGTAGTTCCCAAATATTCATTGGACCCATATAATTGTAATTCCCCTAATCTACTTTTACCTATCGCCAAATATGTAAAACCTGGATTAGTGTTTCCTGTGTTATTTGTGTAATCTAAATTATTCAAATAATTTTGTGTTTGTCCTGTTGCGTTGTCATATGCAGGGACTACAATGTTTGTGAACGTACCTAACGGGTTATAATTAAATGTATTTTGAGGTAATGTTATTATTTTAGATAAACGTTCGGTACTCCAAGGAGAATTTAAAATTATCTTTATTTCGTAAACACCATCATTTGAATATGTGTGTGATACTGACGGTAAATTAGTATTTAAAATACCTAAATTTACTTCTATTGATGATGTTTCCCCATCTCCCCAATTTACTGTAAAGGTTTGTTCTACAATTTTTCTAAGTTTATCAGGATTTACCGTATTATAAACAGTTACCGTACTATTCGAAATTGTGTATGTAAAATTTACTATTTGTTCAACTTGTTCTAAATCTCCATCAAATCCAACCATAACACCAAATTCATCTACTTTAGATTCTAAGAATATTGGTATATTATAAGAATTAACAGAATCTGATTCTAATATTGAAGACCACCTGACACCATTCCATTTATAATATCCAACAGGAACACTACCTGTAACATTATAATATATGTCATTTATATTAGGTCCATTATATATACTTCCTGACCAAGGGGTTAGTATGTCATTATAATCATACCAATTTTGACTTGTCAAAGAAACTAATTTTACTTCAGGAATATTTTTCTTGAGTATCTCGTATCTATTTTTTTCCATTAACAATTACCTCCACCTTTTTCATAAAATTTTATTGGATTTGACCTCGTTCCTGCTCTATCACCCATAGTACCATCATATTCATGAATTCTATATGAATAATTATTCATGTCAATTATTACCTTATAGTACATATCTTGAGTTTCATCTACTTCATGAGTAGTATCAAAACAAGTATTTGTAAAATCAAGAATAGAACCATCACCACCATTAAAAAATTTTGCAGTCATGTAAAATGTATTTCCTGTAAGTTCAGTTTCATCATATGGTGTGTCATCTTGAAACCAATAGAAATACATATTTTCTTTATTCTTATAATTTGACCCAATAAAAACAGGAACAAAAACATAATCATTAAAATCGTTCATTGTTAAATAAAACTTTTCTCCGATTGGTAAGTCTAAATTTTTAGCGAATATCAATCTCCTATTTGACCTGTCAGGTGATTCATCATTTGGTGTTTTGAAAAATTCTAATCTAAAAAAACTGTTTGTTGTTTGTTTAGTTAATTTTGCATTTTCTGAATTGGTTATACCTACCGCTTCGTAATTTTGTACATATGTACCTCCACTTAAAAAATAAAAGTAAAACCAAATATCGTTTTGTGTATGTAATGGATTTGTTGTCATCCCATCATATTCTTGATGGATATATCTAACTGTTTCATAATTTTCTATGTCATTGATTACTAAATCTAACATTTCATTTTCATACTCAACAAATGACTCTGACCACCCTAAATTTGTTTTGAAATCAGTTTGATTGTTAAGTACAATATTTAAATTTTGTTGTGGTTTAAGTATTTTCATATCAACATTTAATTCTTAATGTTTTAAAATCTTTTATTCCATCTTTTTTAACTGTAAATGATTTTTCATTTTTAATATAAAAATTTATATTTTTTAACACAAAATGCATATCATTGACAAATGGGTAATTAGTTCCATATCCTTCGTCATCTATAAATCCATGTTCGTATAAATCTCTCCATTTCCATAGTTTTTCACTTTCATAATATTTTACGTTTTCTGGTAAATTGTATACGTTGTCTACTTTTGATGTCTCAATATATGGTGATAATTCTCTAAGTTTGACTCTATGATGCGGTTGATAATATAATCCAAATAAATTAGTGGATGTTGCTCCTGAATAAAAATTAGGGTCATCTTGATTGTAATCAAAGATGTCTACAGATGGTGCAAATTTGTGTAAACATTCACTTACAATTCTTTCTTTAAATTCAAAATTGTTGTACTCAACAAACGCCCCAACTAATGTTGTTCCTTTAGATATTGCATCACCCGAATTAAATGTATATGTTGTTGAATTTTCTGTTTTAGTGAAAGGTTGATATGTTATACTTTGTTCTTTTGATGTATCACCATCAAAATGTTGGTCTATCCATGTATCATGAAAATTAAATTTATAACCAACTTTAGGTGGATAATTAAAGTATCCATTTTTATTTCTGAAAATGATAGAAACATAAACTTCTGTTGGTGTATATCCTAAGTTATTTGTAATTCCTGTTAAATAGAAAGGTTTTTTAAAATCAAATATTACACTCTCCATTCTATTTTTTTCTACTAAATAATCATTAATACCCGCAGAATTTTCGTACAATAATTTTCTTTCATTTTCCCATATGGATGATTCGAATCCAATATTATCCATGATGTAATCATTGACATCTGTTAATGTTTTATGTTTATGAACATAATAAGTAGAAACAGTATTATCAATGTCTTTTTTATTTAAACATCTTCTACCAAATATTACCGTATTATCTGATAATGTTATTGATGAACCAACCTCATTTTTCAATATTTTTATTATCCTCTTATCTGAATTATATTTTTCATCTCCAACCGCATCTATATAAAATATTTTATTTATAACACTGATTGAATTTAGATTAGTATTATTCAAAATCACATATTCACCGACACTCATTCCATGGTCAACATCTGAAGTTAAAATGTAATATCTATCATCAGAAGAAATCACAAATGGTATTCCATCTTGTGCTTTGAAACTATATGTTGTGTTACCTGACGTAGTATATGATAATTGATACTGTGTATCTGAGGTATATACATATGAAAGATATATATTCCAATTATGGTAAGGAGCATCTATATTTGTTATTGTTGTGTGACCTGTAAATTGAGTTAATAACTGCACATTAGGTGTGAAATTGATTAAACTATCTCCACTTGACGGTGAGTTAACTTCTCTTAGTGTGTCTTTTCTCAGTAACGCAAATTCGTTATATGGGATAAATCCCGTATCATCACCGACTTGACCAACACCAAGAAGATATAAATTATTTCTTAAATAGTCATATTGAGTTACACCAACGTACTCATTATTGAAAATCATTTTTATTTTACCATAGATTCGATACTTAACACTTTCATTTCTTTCTTTATCATATAACTCTGAAACACTAAGTATGATATTCCTATCATTTTCTCTAAGTAAATTCTGAGTTGTACTTAATTCTAATAATGAATTTAATTCTTCATCAGGTGCATTAAAATATCTTTTTCTTGGTAAAACTATTTTGTTTTTCTTCATTATTCAACAGGTGTAAATGCATTTTTAGGGCCGAAATATTTTGTGAATATATCAAATGCCGTTTTTTCAGGTTTTATACCAAAATAGAATAAAAATGGTGTTGATAAAACTTGTTTATTCCCACTGTAATTCTTTTGTGTTTGAAATAAAAATATTTCCTGTGAACCTGAAAGATATTGTTCTGTTTGTTTGACCCAAGTTTTATTTACAACCACATAAATATCACCTCTGATTGGGTCTTTTTTAAAATCTGTTCCTCCATATGTCAAAACATGTAACCAAACATTACCTTCAATATATTCAAGAGCACCATTAGGTGATGTATCAGGTGGAGTTAAACTTATTACATCCATTCTTTCTAAAATATCCTCATAATTACCATCAATCATGTATGTCGGATGTGAAATAGTCATAGGTCTCAACAAATATTCTTCCTCACCATCTGCCATGATGTAATTTGTTGTTGTAGAATTATGACTTGATATTGAATAGATTCTTTGTAATTTCATAGACGCTATATTTGTCCTATCCCATTTTTGCAAATCGGAAATTGGTCCATATCCACCAAACCCATCATCTCTTTTATCCCATAAATAAAATGGAACGACTTGTGAAAAATCGCCTAATCTATTATTCAAACATCCTCTTACAAATGCACCGTTTTCATCAAATTTAAAATCTATTGGTGTTGGGCCATAAAGTCCGTTTCGTTTGAAATATGAACCAAATTTAGGGTCTTCAGGGTCCATAAACTCATTATTGTAAATGAAGTATTGTGGACTATCTAAATCAAATTCTTCAATACCCGCTTCACAATTTATTGACATCAATTGTAATAAATCACCATCTAACACCTTTATGTTCGACCCATACTGAGTACCACTAAAAAATTCATCAATTTTTAATTTGGCATTAGATGCATCTAATCTATAGTTTAAAGCGTGTTCTACAATTAATGCAGGGTCTTGATATGATGTTTTGGAAATATCTCTTATGACTGAACATGATGAGTCAACCAATGGGTCTGCACATATTTCGTAAAAGAATTCATCTCTAACACCTAAGTCATAAAATGTAGTAGGATGTAAAATTTGTTTTTGATATTGAGTTGATGATGGGACATTATATAATTGTTGTCCAATAAATTCACCAATACCATTTTGGTATTTATACGGAGTACATCTATAATAAAAATTATCATCAATGATATTATAGAATACCAATTCTCTTGGATATTTTGACCCCCCTTGGTTTAAATCATAGTTTGTTATATCATCCCACTTCAATTTCTTATCAAACTTAAAAAAGTATAAAACACCACTTAACCAATTATCAATAAATGAATAGTTTATTATTCCACCACAAAATGTGGTTGTAACTCTTTTTCGATTATACCATTCATTTATTGCTTTCAAATTGTTACTACCGCCAGTAATCACAGGTATTATAGTATAAACACCATCTCTAAATTCAGATAAACCTGATTTTGTTTTTCGGTCATATGTTGTGTTACCTATTTTATTCCACGTAACTTTATATGGTAATCTACCTGCATTAGATTCACCAATAATAGTTGACAATAATGTGTATCCTACAGGTTTAGTAGTAGATTCTTTAAACTCACTTGGATATGCTGGTGGATTTAAAGGATTCGTTGGACTTCCATAATTATTAGTCGTACCCCAAAGAAATGTCCTTATTGTGGATTCGTCAAATACTTTGTCATATTTTTGACATCCTTGTTCTACTGTTAATTCAAGAGGTTCACTTGAATCTTGTACTAATTTAGACCTATCATGTATTCTTAATATTGCAAATGAATTTGTGTCATCAATAACTTCAGTTTCGTAATCTACACCTGTAAGTTCTCTCCATTCTTGATATGTAAATTGAATATATTTACCTGTACCCAAACCTAAATTTGACATTAAACCATTTCCATTATCAACAATAAATTTAATATCAGTAGGTTCATTTCCATTATTGAAAAAACTTACAAAATCATTAAAAACAATACTGTCACCACTTGAAGAAGAATAAACTAAAGCAAAATATTTTGAAGTATTAGAATCATTTGGAATCGTTAAGGTCATATTATGTAAGTTATCTAAATCAGAAATATTAATAGTTGATGTATTTACACACAAACCTTCGTTTGATTTAGATGACTCATTAGGAAATAAATCAGGTAACAAAGTGGTTCCATTTAAATCACTACTACTAAAATTTGTAGAGTATTGCGATTGATTTATATATAATAAAACATATTTATTTCCTGATACAACATAATTATTAACTTTTAATTTAATTTCAGCAACTCTACAATAGTTATTTTGAAATGTTACGTCTTGAGTTACATAATCATCATCATTTAAACATTCTTCACAATCAGGATATGTTGTCAATGATAATTGAACTGTAAATTTATCTTGTATTTTATATGATAAATCTTTCAATTGTTCCCCGAATTTTCTAAATGGTCTCCACCAAAAAAGTGCAGGATGTGGAATTCTAAAGTCATAGAAAAAATCAGATATTATATAAAAAAAACTTCCTAATATTTCACCAACTTTTATAAAAATTATATTAACAACAAAAAGTAAAAAAAGAAGTATTTGAGATAATAATAAATTAAATTTGGTTCTATTTTTGAATGCAAAATTTGTAGGGAAATAATTAACTTTAGATGCACAATCTTCTTCCGTTGTTGGTCTAATCTGTTTCACACCTAAAAATGCATCTCTTCTTGCTGTTTCATAATGTGTTCCTTGAAAAGAAGATACAGTATAAACTTTACCATAAGAAAATTTATAAAAATAATCTTCAGGTATACCATTATTATTAGTACCTAATATTAAATCTTTTCTATGATTTTTAACTGAGTTACTATAATTTGTAGTATCTAATGTTTCTCCAGATATTGGATGAAGAACAGTTAAATAATCTTCAAATACATCAGAGAATTGGTATGTCGCTAACATACCCATACTATACTCCGCTCTATTGTGTGTTCCTCTAACAATATCAGGAGTAAATTCTCTTATATTTGGAACCAAATATTTTGCGGTTGCTTTCTTTCTATCTTGAAAATCTAATCCAATCCTAAATCTTGATATAGTAGTTGTTGGAACTCCTTTGTTTTTATCATTTGTTATCTCTTGTTCACCGAATTCATTGGTGTACACGTAATCCATATTCATAGGTATTACCGCCATCGCCACACCATCCTCATCAATAACTTCTGTGACGTTGTGATATTCTAACTCAGGATATACAGAAACACCATCAGAACCTATAACTTTGTTTCCTGTAAATCGAACACATTCTATTGTACCTGAACTTGTTTGTAAGTTACATTTATAACCAGATTTTGCTCGTATTTTACCATTTCGTTTAATTGAATCTGAATTATCATCAGTAAATGACGATACTAACATTAATGAAATAGGTTCTATCCTGATTCCCCTATCTGATAAATCAAAATCCGCTCTTGTAATCCCTATTTCACACAAATCTTGGTTACCCCAAAAAGGAAATACCTCTATCGTCTTATCGAAACTAATTATTTGAGGTAAACCATCAATGTCTGCACTTGATTTAAATTCATAATATCTTTCGAAATTAGATTCACCTATACCTTTTTTTATAAAATCATATGGTCTTAAAGAAAAACAACCTATGTCAGATAAATCAATATCAATATGTAATCTTTGTGTACCTATGGGAACACCCCATATCATAAAATCACCAGCATCATTAGTTTTAACTGTATAATTATAATATTTTTCGTATACCTCTAAAACTTCTTCTCTATTTAGTACATCAGATTGACTCGGAAATGTTCCCGTAGGTTTATGTCCACCATGTTGTTTTTTTGATGGTAATAAATTATATCTGAATCCGTTTTCATTTTTATCCCTTAATTCAACATAAGGATATAAAGATGAAATTACAGGGTCATCAGAATCATTCTCAGATAAAGGAACAAAAATCGAAACTTTCGCATTAGGAATGCCTAACCCATCATTTGCGGAAATTCTTCCAACAACAACTCCATAATCAGAACATAAAGTTGTATATACATCTCTTTGAGTAAACTTTAAAGAGAGTATTTCAAGTAAATCAAAGTCCTGTTTTAATTCGACAATGACCTTTTGGTCTTTTCCAATATTAGTTGAAATTCTATGTTTTTGTACCATCACTATAATAAATAGAAAAAATACTATTTTCTATTATTATAATTAAAAAACAATTTAAAATGAAGTCGTTCCTAATGTCTTGACCCTAATTTTAATGTCTTTATTCGGAAATCTAATTTGATAAATTTGATTTGACATCATATAAATAGTCATATCAGATTGTTGTATTTCTTTAGTCGTACTATCTTTATACGGTTGAGATACTTCAGAACTTGAATATTCTCCCCCTATCATATTAAACACTCTAACATCAACAACATTGACTACTCCTGAAATATTTCCAATTAATCTAATTAAATCACCTACAAATAATGGGTCTCCCATTTTTCTTTTATCGATAGAAAAATATGTGGTAGTCTCATTAATCACAGATTTTAAAACATCTGTTTGTGAAACATTTTTATCAAGTACCAAATCGTATTCTAATTTCAAATCTATAACCTCACCGTTATCTAAATCAACATAATCATTAATCATTCTGTATTCTGACAAATAATTGATGATGTTGTTTTTAAGTGTATTTGAAACGACATCCGTCAAATTACCTCTATCATCATAAGATAATATTTTAACCACTACTTTATTATCTATTTCAACTACGTTCACTTTTGCAGGTGCACCAAATGTTGACGGCATGTTTTCAATTAATGATTTATAATCATTTAAAGTGACTGCTCTATTTTGTGCTGCGAAATTATAACCAACCATATTTCGAATTTCTTCTATTGTAGGTTGGTCTGCACCACCAATCGCAGGAGTAACATTTGTTACACGTAAAGATTGTGCAACTTGAGTGTTAATCGTACTGTTTGGACCTAAAACATTAAATTCTACGTCATCAACACTTTGAATTACATTAACCCCTAAATTAGTGTCTTTACCCCCACCAATTCTATATCTAATAAAAAGAGTTGTGTTTGGTCTTGGTATCATTCCTAAAGACATATTATTTAAAAAAGTACCAATGTTGACTTTCATATTATTAGTAATATAATTGTCTAAATTATCTAATGGGTCTACATTACCTGAACCAAACGTCATTGAAAAATAACCTTCGGGTGTGTACTCTGTAATAAATTTATTTACAACGGGTACATATGTCCCTGGTAAAAAATTGTTTCTATCTGATACTGTGGTTGAGTCGGGTACAAATACCTTATCTTCAATTAAACTTTTTACTTCGTACCACTTATTTACATTCGAATCAAATTCTGATGAACTTGGGTTTGCGCCAAATGATGTTCCTTCTTTGTGTATAACGGATGTAATCCCTAAAACATTCTGTTCAGGTAAATATATTTTTAAAAATGGTTTTTGGTCAACATCTGTAATAACTCTTCTGAAAATTCTTGTAACACCATTAACAACCGCTTCTCTTTTTGTTATCGTATAAGAAATTAATTTATTATTACCATCAAAATTAGGTATTTTCAATCTATTAGGTTCACCTCTACTATTGAATGGATTTGAAAAATCAATATCTTCTATAGTTTCAAATATCTGTCCTCCACCTGAAACTTGTGCGCCACCTTTTAAAATACCCAAGTATCTTTCATCTTCTTTATCCCCTCTTACAGGTACATTTATTGAAAAATCACATAGAGCAACAGATGGTCTATTACCAGGAATTCTTAATCCATATGTTTTTGCAATATGAAACAAAGATTGTCTTTGTTGTGCAAAGTCTAACATTGTTTCTTGCCATACTCTATCTATATGAAAATGTAAATTATCTGAAACTGCTGCATTTAAATCCAATAAAACTGAAAATATTGATGCGTCATTAGTATTTTTTACTAAATCAGGGTAATATAATTTTGTTAGATTGACAAGTTCTTGTCTTAGACTCGCGAAATCTCTAACTGCGTATGATATTTTTTTTGCCATTTTATATGTTTATAATTATAAAGTCAGATGATGAAAATGCACCATTATTTACAGTATAATCAATTTTTACTTTTGCGGTGTATGGTTTTGTTGATAAATCTGAAACCCTAAATAATCTGTTATCTTCATCTTCAGATATACTTGATGGTTCTGAAGTATCATCTTCAGCATTTATTACTGTTATTGAATTTATGTCTAAATTAGGTATGTACTTTTTTATTGATTCTCTTATTTCTTCTTCTATCAAACTCCAAGAAATGATGTCATTTTGGTCAAAAATAAATTCATATATTCTTGTACCAAAATCGGGCAAATAATATCTCGTACCTTTTCTTGTTAATAAAAGATGAATCAAATTTGCTCTAACCTCTTTTTCAGGGGTATCTGTCATTCTTAAAAAAGTACCTTTATCACTGTCCCTAAATGGGAAATCAATACCATATGTAGCCATATCAAATAAATATAATGAATGAGAAAATGGTAATAAATAAAAAACTCGGATTATTCATCCGAGTCTTTTTCTCTTTCTTTGATTTTGGTTGTTCCTTTTATTCCTTTCGGGTCATAAGGACAATGTCTACATCCACTTTTTGCCGAACCACAACAATAACCTCTTTGTTTATGATATAACTCTGTGAATACGACCTTATTACCATCTAAATAATAATGAACACCTTCAACAAATGTTTTACTCATACCATATAAATATGGTTAAATTCGAACTATCTCGCAACTGCCCCCTGCACAGCTCATTGCACCATAATCAGAGATATCTTTGAACTGTGGTTTATCAAGAATTTCTCCGAAATCTACTTCTTTGAATTGACGAGTAATTGTTTCCCATTTGTGGAACAAGTGAATGTCTTTCAAACAATATACCATTCTTCTGATATCTCCTTTATAATAATTCTTTGCAAACTTCTTTGCTCTGTCCAACCAATACTTCTTGAGTAACACTTGCTCCCTCGTACCTGTTACAGGTAATCCCTCTATTAATGTGTCACATGCCAACCAAAGGTTGTTATCAAAGTAATGAAGACCGTCTACAACCAATCCTGACGCTAATACAGACCCTTTACCATATTCACTGACAAGTTCCTCAAGATTCAATACTGAGGTGAATGGTGCTTGGTTAAAATCCTTGTCACCATAGTCAGACATAAATGATACTGCTGTGAAATCTTCCTTATTATCCCAAATGTAATCTACGATTGCATCTTTATCATCTATGATAACTGTACAACTTGTGTTATGATTGATTGGATTATAAACACATCTTTCAGGATTAGTTCCTGCGTTGACCCAATTCTGTTGTACAAGTTTAATCAATTCAAGATGTTTGATACCTTTCATGTCCTTTTTGAATAATCCTTTCTTTGGATTCTCAACAGGAACAAATACCACATAATCACTCTTGGTTGTTGACCAAACACTTTCTTCAAGCAAGAATGGCATATTTTCTGTCAACCATTTTGCTGTGTTACTTTCTTTGTTCAATTGCATGATTCTGAAATATTTCTCAGAATGTTCAGGGTGAATACCTGATGCAGTACCCAATACTACAGATGCATTACCTGATGGTTTAACACATGTTGTTCTTGCTGCTTGGTTAATTTCAATAATATCTGCAACTTCCTTATTTACTCTCTTAACTATTTCTGCACCCTCTTTCAACAAGTCAGCATCGAAGAGTGATGGGTTATTCATCCAACCTGTAATGCTAACACCTAACAATGCCTCTCTTTCAAAAATCTTTTGACTTACTTCACCCAAATATGGGAAGTTAGTGTAACCTGCTTGTAATGTACCAAGAACAGCAGCATCCTTACATGCCTTGAAGAACTTTTCTTTTGTTGTACATTTTTCAGCATTAATCTCATTTAAGTTACACCCTTGAATACCAAACTTATGTTTATTGTTACGTACATAATGTTCGATATCGTCATAATGTATCTTTGAAAAATCAATACTATCAAGGATTGGTAATTTTGCAATTTCAAAACATGGATTGAACATATCAAACCAACTGTTCGCAAATACAAAACCAATATCATTTGCACCATCGTTCAATTTAACCAAATAGTCGAATTGCTCTTTGGTAACTTCACTTCTAAGTAATATAACTGAGTTATTACTTCTCGCTCTATGTGGATTGTCAACTCTCCAATTACCTGTCTTTGCATGAATCATTTCATCGTCATTAGGGTCAACAATCATATTAAGTGCTGACCTTCTAACTCCACCTGACAATACTGCGTCAGATGCATGACAGATAATATCAAATGCAAGGATTGGTCTAATCTTATTTCCTTCTTTCTCAATCCATTTTTCAAGGAGTTGTTCAATCTTTTCTAATGATTGCTTCAAACCTTCGTGACCTGGTGCTTTGAAACCACCACTAATGTATGTTCCTTTTTCTCTGATTTGAGAATAATCAAATTTGACTTCATATCCTGCATATTCAGGAAATGGTTGTTCATCAACGAAATAAGATGACAAAAGAACACCAAGAGAATCTGCCCATCCTTCAATAGAATCAGGAATAACATATGTTTTTGTTCCTTTAGACCTTTTTTGGATTCTACTCAAGTTGTTTACAAATGGAATCAAGAGTCCACCACCAACACCACATCCTGATAAACCAAGGTAAAAGATTTCTTGAAACACTCTATTTCTTGCGATGTGTGTACTGGTACAGTTGAACATCTTTGTATTGTGCTTCATGATTTCATTGTACCTGTATTGAAGGTTCCTTTGTGATGCCAATACTACTTGGTCTTTCATACTTTCAACCACAGATTGAAGGTATGGTTCTAATGTGTCATTATAATTGGAATATTTTTTCCTGTGTCCATTTACAATGTCTTCACATGCCTCTTCCCAATTTTCATACCTACCTAATTCTTCTTTCCACTTGAAATAATCAGAATACAATTTCAAGTCACTCAAAAACTTTTTTCCTTTTTGCATAACTTAATGTTTATTTTAATTTTTATTTGTCATTTCTTGTCTTTTCAAAAAAGCAGCTTTAGCTCTTTCTTGTCTGTCTTGAACTTTTTGTTCTTCAACACCTAACAAAGTATTTTGTGATTCAGTATCAATAATTATCAACTCATTATTAAATCTACAATTTTCAAATACGATTCCATCTTTACCTATTCTTGATTTCAATAATGCAATTGTCGCCAAATTGTGTTCTTTCTGCTCTAATGTCTTAGCAATTGACACTATCACATGTGCAATCTGAGCCTTTTTAATTGAACCACCCATTTGGTCAGTATTCACAACATCAGAAGATATTGAATCTCTACCACCTTGTGTTGCTGTCCAAATTGCAATATCGAATTCATTCGCCATTGCATCAAGTCTCCTCATGATTGAACCTTCACCTTTCCATTCATCACCATTATTTGATTTTTCAGGTTGGATACAATCGACATAATCAATAACTAACAAATCAATTTTAAAACCATCTGCAATATTTTTTCTAACTATAGATTTAATTTGTGATATTGTTACTTCACTACTTGCTAACTTCAAAAGTTTTAATCTACCTTTTGATTTATTTTTGATTGATTGAACTGTTTCAATAACTTCTTTCTTATTGTCAGGTTGGTCATCTGATGGTATACCTGTCCAAATAGTATAATGTTTTCTTTTGATATCTCCTAAGTTATCCTCAAAAAATATTTGAAGGACATTATAATCTAAGTTATATGCTGTGTTAGATATTTTAGTCAAAACAGTACTTTTACCAACACCAGTTGGTGCCAATACTACTGCTAATTCACCTCTACCTAAACCACCTTTTAATAGATTATCTATTCCAACAATACCTGTAGGAATTGGATGACGATAATTTTTTTCTAACGCATCTTCTAAATTATCAAATACATCTGAAGGTTCATTATCGTCAACACCGACTTGTAGAGCATTAACAATTAGATTTTCAATCTCATCATATTTTTCGAATTCACCCCCTTCAATTATTTTATCAACACTTTTTAATACTTTTTTCAAGTTCTGTTGACGGCAAAAGTTAAGTGCTGTCTCTTGAACGTAATCAGTATTATGTTCTGAGTTTTTTAAAATTTCTAAGGTATCTAAATGAATCGCACAAGATGAATTGTTTCCATTCTCATTTAAAATCTTTTGTGATAATGTAACATAATCAGGAACCCTTTCAAACTTATCATAAAACTCTTTTATGTTTTCCATGATAAATTTAAAAGATGAATTCTCAAAGAATTTACTTTCAATAATATCTATAATCCTTTCTGCATATTTTTTATCTTCAATGATTGTTTTAATCAATTTTTGTTGAAAGTCAAATCCCAAGTATCCAAAGTTCTTTTCTGCCATATGTCTAATTATTAAAGTTCGTATTGTAAATAAGTTGTCTCCAATTCTGTAGATGACAATATATCTGTCAAGTCTGACAAAATTGTTTTTAACCTATTGCGAATATCCACCGTGTATCTTATTTTCGGATGATAATAAAACGCGGGGAATATTCTTTGAATAAATACATTATCATCTAACTTAATTTCTAATAAAAAATATTCTTTTTTGTCATCATTCAATTCTTCCACATTCTCAGAATTTAAGAAAAAATTTTGATTTTCACATAAATAATCAGAACTTTTTATTTTCAAATCTTCTGAAATTGTGTCACAAATATTTTTCACGTAGTAATGCAAATCCAAAGATTTACGTGATTTTGGATTATGATTTTTAACATTGAAAAATCTTTGACAAATGATGTTCCCATCCAAACTAAGGAGAAATTCAAATTTTGTTAATTCTTGTTGCATAGTTTTTAAATTTTAATCGTGTGTTTTTATTTTAATTGGTTTTTTATTTTTTTCTTTACGAGTCAATCTTAAAAAGGGATTTATGAAATTTATCCAAGCGTCATCAGTCTTAGGTAAAATGTTAAATATCCCATCTTCTGTCATCATTTTAAGAGTGTTTTTGAATGACCTACCCTCAGGGTCTAATTTTTCGTATATCAAATTATGGATGTCTTCTTTTGCAACATCTGTTAATATTGGATTATCTAAACTTACTATCCTTTCATTGACATCGAAAAATTCGTCACCTAAAACACCATCTTTTGTAACCCCTGTGAGTAAATTTTTTAATGTATTATTGTGTTTGTCCTGTTCAAAAAGGGTTGTTGATTTTTCAATTATACCCTTGACAGTTAATTCTTCAGTTTTGACTTCAGGAAATAAATTGATGAATTTTTTTATACCTAAACTTTTTATTCCATGTATATTGTCTGAAGAATCACCACAAATAATTTTGAGGATTTTTACATTTTGAAGTAAAATCTCTTCATTCTTATAAAGAATTAAATCTCCCTTATTATAAATTTTATTATGTGATGGATTAAATATTTTAACGTTTGATGATGCTAATTGTGTTAAATCACCATCGGAAGAATATACAATGATATGTTCATTTAAAGATTGTTGTATATAGTATGCAATACAATCATCTGTCTCACAATATTCATACTCACCTTGCCTAACATATATTTCTTCTAAATATTGTTTTACACGATTGCGTTGATATTTGTATGATGAAATTTCATCTTCAGAACGAAGTCTACTTTTTCTATTTGCTTTATATTGCTGATATATTTTTTTTCTTGAAATAGAAGATTCTTCTCCGTCCCAAAAAACAACAATTTTATCTAAATGGTAGTTTTCAAATGCTCTCCTAAGAGTATTGAGAAAATGATAGATTCCTCCGATATGTACTCCTTTATAGAAATAATTTTTGACACCATAAAAACCAATTGTGAGTAAATTGTCTCCATCTACTAATAATACTGACATTAATTAAATTATAATGATTAAAAATCACTTTCATCATCGTCATCAATAACAGTTGTGGATTCTGCAAGAGTAAATTCTCCACCTAATTTCTCATTCCAAAAATTAGAGTATTCCTTCTTGTAATCTTCTAACGCCTCTTTCGTATCAGGAATATAACCATTATGTACAACAATAAGCTTGCCGTCTCTATAACCCAATCCATTCACATGATTTTTAAGAATAGAAACTTTAGTTCTAACTGCATATGATACTTTTCTACCATTCTTAACAGCATCAATATGATTGATACCTGATTTCTTTTGATTACCAAACAAGAACACTAATGCAGATGCTAACCATATTGCTTCACCTCCTTTTGCTTTGATTTCAGGTTGTCCATAAGGATTATCAGGAAGTTCAACCCATGGTTGATTAACAATAATCATTGTGACATAATAAGGAGCATCTTTGGTTGGATAATCCTCTTTTTTGGATTTGGTAATCCTTGCGTGGATACCCATACCTATTTTGTCAGAAAGTGCAGATGCATTATGTTGTTTACCACCTTTACCTTCAAAAGTCATCTTACAAGGAATAGAACCAATGGAGTCCCAACAGATAAGAATGTTTCTTGGGATTTCACCTTTTTCGTGAGCATCCAAGATTTCATTTACAAAATCGGTTGCTTGTTCAATGTAATCAAATGAATCATTAAATATAAAATCTCCAACCCATTCACCATCTGAATTTTTTTCAGCCTGAAACCCAAGTTCAAGTGCATGTTCCCACTTCCACTTACGTTCAGTAATAATAAGTATTGGTAAATCTCCTTTCCTTTGTGCGTCAACTGCAGACAATATCATTGCAGTTGTTTTTGATGAGTTGGTATGTCCAAGAAACATATTAATGTTCCCCATAACAGGTCCAGGAAGACCACAGGCATCATTGAATGCTTTGCCACAGTAATAAAAGTTTTCAGGTTTGTATTTAGTACTACTTGAAAACTTAGATATATAATCGAATGTTTTTTTCTTAATAGCCATATGTTATATTATTTTAATAAGGAAAAAGGAACCCCCACCAACAAACGGAAACAAAATTTTGATTTATCAATGGTGGGGGTTCACTAAATTGTGTTCAATTAGAACGGAATATCATCATCAACTTCAGAATCTACTTGTGGGTCAGATACCACTACTTTGTTTTTTGGAGTCATATCGAACTCCTCAGTTACATTTGAGACCCATTTATTAGTTACTGAATCCCAACGGGGTTCTTCCCCTTTTGCTATCATTTCAAGATAATCTTCACCCTTTTTTGAGTATACATCTGACCAAACCAAATCATCTTCAATCCATTGCTTTGCAATTTCAGGATTCTCATGGAGTGGTCCAGGGTCTTCAGGAATAACTGAATTGACTACAGTATATTCCTTCCCATTTCCTGATTTGGCTAAGTTTAAAGAGAGAATCAAGTCCCTACCCTTATTTACATCAGTGATGTTACCTTTATTTTTGAAGATTGGGAAAATTTTATCAAAAATACCATCACCTTTAGCGTTATGTTTAAACCTCCAAAATTTTACACCGTCTTGTTCATTGTCTCTATCAATGACTTTTACAATATAAAACTTACGAGAACGATACATTTTTGCGTCCTCCTTACTTTGAGAATCACCTTGTAACATGAGACCTTCATAAACCTCATTAAGAGGTGACCTTTTACCTTCTTGTGCGGGGTCATATAATTTAACCCACTTACCACCTACCTGTACTTCATGAAATTTAACTTCCACAAAAGGTGAAGTTCCGTCTGCAGATGGTAAAATTCTAATTCTTTTCTCTTCTCCTTTTGACCCTTTAGGCAAAAGAGTAGTGAAATACTTTTTCATCCTGTCTTCTTGTGAGACTTTTCCTGAGTTGCCACTTGTGGCTTGTTTGTTTTTTTCGTACTGTGCGATAATCGCGTCTAATGTTGACATAAAAATTAGTGTTTAAAATTGTTGATATTAAAAATCTAAATAAAAAAGGTCAGAAAAAAAAATTTCTGACCCTTAATTTTTGAAAAATATTCTATTATTCGAAAGTAAGTAAATAAGATAGTTTGTTCAATTCTCCTAACATTTCATCACGAATATTCAATAAATTAGTATCTGTTGAATCAATATTATTTGACATGTCAATAAATTGTTTTCTCAAAATCTCAATAAACTTCATCAAATCAACACTTTGATAATTCATTAATTCAATTGTTTTTGATTCTTCGTCTAATTCAAATCTACCGTATCTACCCATACATTGCTCTACAAATGAATCAATTAATCCATCCATAACGTCATAAAAATCACCAAACGCAGTGTGTTGTGCGTGACTACCAACTCCTTTTGTTTGCCAATGAAGTATTTTTATTTGTGACTGTAGAGCCAAAAAAAAGTTCACATTAATACTTAAATTCTTCATTTTCCAAGTTTGAATTAAAAGTGTCCCTTATACTATCCTTAGAATAGTTTATCACATCATCTTTTGTCAAAACGTACTCATTTTTACCTGTCATTTGCATTTCTCCTTGTTTTTGTGCAAAAAACTGTTGTGGATTTTGATTAAATGGATACGAATCCAAAGACCTCATGTTTAATTTTTCTTCAGGTGATTTAGGTCTCATTTTTTCAACTTTAGTCCCTAAATCTTCTATTTTAGCAATAATGTTATCCATACTTGATAACTTTTGTTCCAAATCATCAAGTTTTGTGAAGATGTCATTCATTTTATTTTCAACACCTGAACTATCTGATTTTTTGTTTTCTAATTCTTTTTTGATACTCTTGGTCATATTAACCAAATCAGTAATATCAATTTCTTCGGTATCCGCCATAGAATCTTCAGGTGTCCCCATATCCCCCATACCTTCATTTGGTGGTGGTGTATCTGTTGTTGGTGGTAAATCAGATGGTGGAGGAACATCTCCTCCTGGAGGAGGAGGTAAATCACCACCTGGTGCAGGAGGTAATTCCTGTTCATTCATTAATTTCTTAGCGTAATTGTTAATCTCTTTGTAACGATTAATTTCCTCTAATAATTTTTTTTCTAACATGGCTTTAATCTTGTAATAATTGTCTACCGTCTTCGGTTAGATATTTTTTATTTATTCTTTCTACTATTCCATCTTTTTCTCTTACAACATAACATTCACCCGTGACTAAATCACATTCTTCTTTTTCGTTAGGTTGTAATTTTTTTGTATTAGATTTATTTAAATAATTATCTAAAACATTATCAAATTTTTTTAACATAATTATGTTTTTATATAAATATAGAGAAATTATGAAATTTTTATTCCATATTAAAATATACAATACTTCCTTCCTCTAAACCTAATTTTTTCATTAATGCTTTTGACATACCAATACCGTAATTTTCTATATCAGGTCCAATGTCTATTGGTCCTGACACAACACTATTAGTTACTTGATATTTTACTTCTACTTCCTGTTTTGTTTTTGGATTAATAAAAATAGTTTTACCGTTTTTGTATTTATTAAACACATCATTAAATAATTGTATTTTCTCTATGTATATTGAATAAAATAAACAATTTTCATTATCTGATAAATTTTTAACATCTTTCCACAATACTTTAGAACCATTTATTCTTGTTGCTATTTCCATTTCTCTGTCATCACCATTACTAAATGTATTTTTTTCTCCTCCCATAATAACAACTCTTGCTCTTAACCATTTTGTTTGTGTTCTATTTTGTGATGAATATTTCATTAATTGTATGTTCGCGTTTTCACCATTATATGGTACACCAAATTCAGTATATCCCGCTTCATTAACTATGTTTTTATAGAAATCTTCTTCAGGTATTATTACACCAGGTTTAGTTGTATATGTGTTACCTTTATATGTGAACGAATAACCATTATCCAATATATTTCTATCAGTTTTAATTTTATTAATTGCTCTATCTTTAATCTTATCAAATAAGATTCTATATGATGATGTAAACGAATCTAATGGGTCAGGTAATGATTTATAAGGTATTCTTGTACCCTTAAATGATGTTGTAAAATTATTTGCTTTGATACTATGTGTCACTTCAGTTATCCAATAAGAACCTTTGAACATAGGTATATTTTTGAGATAAAAGAACATAGTCGGTTGTATCATTGCATTACCGAAACAAGTAACATCACATGTATATGATGCTTGTCTATAGTAATCAAACAAACCAACATCAATATTATATGCACCCGCACCACTTTCAGTTCTTGCGATGTTTTCCATTACAACAAAAGATTCGGATGTGTTTTTCAAAGAAGATTGGTCAAGTTGAATTCCTTTAAATATAGATTGGTTTTGGTCACCAAAACTAACTTCAAATGCAACTGCTCTATTTGATTTAGATAAATCTAATTGTTCAAAAGATTTTAGTGATGTAATTAATATTGGATTATTATTTGTTTGATAAATAGGAAATGAATCATCCGCAAATTTATATTTCTTACTTTGAACGTCAATATGTTTAGATGATTGTCCAACATATTGAATTATAATTTTAGGTGTTGACTCTTGATAATCTACCTCTAAAAATGTACCAAATATATTACTTGCAACATTTTTAGATGGTGTAATTCTATTTTTAGTTTTTACATTATTTCCATAAAAATTAACATATGAAGGTAATGCCCTCATATCTAATCCTGAATTTTGTAAAAGAACAGAAATTACACCATATAAATTTATTTTAGAATTTTTAGTATCCCCTAAAGGTATTAATTTATCAATGTTAAGATACAATTTATCTCCAATATCTTTATTTGCTTTATCCAAAAATAAAAATTCTTCTAATAATAATCTTTGTCCAATAGAATTACCACCAATCCATTTATCATTAAATGATTTAAAATAATTATACAATTCTATTTTGGGGTCCTTATTATTATATCCTGATGATATTTGATTTAATGTAACAGTTTTAATTTTTTGATTTAACTTTCCAAAGTTTGAAATTAAATAATCTAAAAATAATTGTCTCCTATTTTCAAAACTTGGAATATCATTGATTGTTGCCTTTCTTAATATATTGACATCAAGATAATTCTTAAATGTTGAAGATATCGCGGCACCCCCATTTTTTCTATACCCTGCGTATATTAGTATTATTGGTCTTAATTCTATAATATTATCTTCTTTCAATTCAATATTATTTATTTGGAAAAATTCCCTATAATATCCATCAATATCTTCACCAAGATAAAGATTTATCAATTTTAAATTGTTGACAGTTAATTGAGAAGAATTATAAAAATTATAAGACAAAGTATTACCCGTACTAACATCCGTGAATCCATATAATATATGTGTATCAAGTTCTTTTGGATTACCTAAAGTAATTTTAACTAAATTAGTAGTTGATAATATGTTTTTTGTTATATCTTGTAAGTTTGTTTTTTGTTTTTGTTTTAATTCTAAAATAATGTTTTCAACGTCATTAGATGTTATTAATGATTTATTTACAGTAACAATATCTCTTAATATGTCTTGAAATTTCGTATACTTAACATTCGGAAATTTATAATCGATTGAATTGTCATTCACTCTTTCAGATGCAAATTGTAAAAATATCTCTTCAAACTCTTCTAATATTTTTGGACTAAATGTTCCAAATAAATCAATTATCTTTCGATAATTTGTGTCAAAAGAATATATGTTATCAGAGTTAGTTTGTCCAGTAACATATGTTCTATGATATTGATTATATAGGGGAAAATTTAACCCATCATAATTATCATTCAGATATTCATCTGCCCATACTATTCTAAAGTTCTTTTGAGTTCCACTATCAAATGTTTCTGAATTTGTAATCAATTCCCCTGTTGTAGTATTGTCACTAGCGTTAATATTTTCATTTCCTCCATCACATGGCAATAAAGTATATTTTTTTTCATCAGGTTTGTATTTTGAGTTATCTACAATAGATGTCCAAAAATTTAATAAATTACTCTCAGTCCTTTTCCTCATCAGTATTTTTTTATTTGTAACATTTTGAGAAAAAGATGTGTTACCTGATAACACGTCATAGTGATTGTAATCATTTACAATTTGATGAAAAATTGCATCATAAAATGGATGTACACCAACATCAACTTGACCACTATATGTTATTGTATCAGAATTTGCGGTAAACGCAGTGAAATTAGGTGACGTTTGGTTATTATTAAAAAATATCGACCCATTGATTGGTCTTGTTTTATTATTAGGGTCTAACATATCTTCTAAAATATCAACTCCCTCAATCAGATATTTTTTATACCTATGATATATTGAACCCCATTTACATATCAAATGATATGGTATAAAATGTGTTGCACCAATTTCTCTGAATAACGATGAATATTTTACTTTTGATGTGGTATTTGTGAAATTACTTAAATTTCTTAATGTATTATTTGATGGTGCATTTAATTGATAATTTATTTTATCATCTAATTCTGAGAATGGCAATGAATTTAACAGTAAATAAGATGACGCTGCGTATTTACCATAACCATATTGTCTAAAAAAATCAAAATACAACTGTCTATGAAAAAAAGATGTATTCATGACACTTGTTCTTGTATTATTAATTGTAATTAAATTATCAAATAAATTATTTTTATAATCCGATTTAACATAACTTATTTCTTTTACTGTCTGTATTAAAGATTCAGAAGGTACAACTTCAAACTCTATTTTGAATTTTAACTCTTCCTCAGAATAACTCGATTCATTAATATAAGACAAATATAAATTTGAATTAAATGGATAAATATTTTTTCTATATGATTCAGGTTGATAAGTTTTTAAATAATTTTTCAAATTTTCATATTCACCTGAAACAGAACTTTTATTTATTTTTATATTCTCCGTTATTTTATACGGTATATTCAAAGAATCAATCAAATATGGTAAAGTAGATAATTGGTCCAAATAATAAGGATATCTATCAATTGGAGAATAATCTTTTAAAGATTGTATTAAATCAGATGTTGTTTTTACTCTATCTTGAAGTATTGCAATTAATTCATTTTGTTCTTCAATTGCATTTTTTATATTGATAAATTCAACATCAGATAATTCTTTTATTGTTTTTGTATCAAATGAATCAACTAAGTTGTAAATATTCGCTCTTTCCCATATTTCATATAAAAAAGATGATGGGGATTTATCAACATATGGAATGTTATCATTGACAATTGATATCGCATTTAGTGGTTGAATGTCGTTATTATTTTCATCATTCGGTAGTCTAAATTTAAGATTTTCTATTCCTGTTTCTTTTTCTGCATTAGGGTCTACTTTGTTAGTCGCAACTTTAACATAATTTTCTAAAAATTCAACTTCAGGCCATATTCGAGAATCTCTTGAGTTTAATTTTGTTACTAAATCATCGTCACCTGGATACGCAACAACATTTTGTCTGTCTTTTTCAGATTGTTTTTTTATTTCGGGCCATGGGTATATATTCTTATCGTCTTTTGTTTCTTTTGATAAATTACCAATAATCTTTGCTCTCTCATCCGCAACTTTGAATGCTTTTTGATGAACTTCTTTCATTAATCGAATATAGACATCAGCATTCGCCAATATTACTGCAAATATATTTTTTACTGTTGGCTCAAATCCAAGACCTAATTCTTTATCAAGAATTATTTTATTCATTTCATCTTCAACAAACTTTACTAATTTGTCTTTTTCATCATAAAATGTTTTTTTAATATCATTTATATCAGATATTAAGGTATCGAAATTCACTTCATATTGTCCATTAGAATTATTTTTTCTGTAATATCTTTCACCCCACACTATTGGTTTTGAAAGAATATTACCAACAGAGAAATTTGAATTTCCTGTTTTTTTATCTTTCATCAATTTTATGATAGCATCTGAAAATAATGAACTTGATTCAAGTTTTTCTTTATTGTTTTTAACTATCTTAAATAAAGTCTGACCGTTTTCTCCAATTATATTATCAGGTTTTGTTTTATCTTGTGATTTTAATTGATACCAATTTATACCTCCTTCAGTTGTAAAAGTATTTAGTAAATAAAATTTCGCCCATTCAATACACGCTGACTCAAAATAGTTTATTGATTTTTCAAATTCATCTAATCCAACAAAAATATCGGGATTTAATCTATTATTTAAAATTTGTTTTTCCAATATTTTATCGAGAGATTGTGCTTTAAAAATAAGTTCACGTAATGTGATTACAGGAAAATTTGATTTTACTAATCCTTTTCTTTTGTATTCAGTATAAATTGACTTTAATATTGAGTACCCCCTTGAGCCTCTTGTAATTTCAACTTGTGTGTCCGTATTTTCACTATTTCCTTGAACTGAATTACTACTTTTTGTATTTTCAACAAAATACATATACGGGGCATTCTTAATTAAATCTAATGATATGTCATTTAAATATGCGAATGTGGAACCAACAAAACTTGTCTGAATGTCAAAATTTCCAGTACTGTCATTGAACTTTGTTGAAAACCTGACTAAATGAAGTCTATATCTTATTGCCTTACCATAATAACCTTTTAAGGTTAAATAAAAAATTGGCCAAGGTAAATGAAAGAATGTATTATATGGTGAATTTTCAGGAGATTCAAACAAAGTTTTACCTCTCACATCGACAAAACTTATATTTACTTGTGGAATTGAATTGACACCTTTAATACTTATGTTTATAGATTCAATACCAAAAGATTGACCTGTTTCATCAAAATTATTTTTTAAAACCTTTTCATTGTTGGTTTGTTTTTCATTTATATTTTTGTTATTTGTACTAACTTCTTGTTGATAAAAAGATTCGGACCACTTTGTATCATAATCACCACCATTCTGATTTCTTAGAAAATTAAAAGTACCTTGTGCAATATTAACTAACGTATTTGTATCATTATCAGATTTCAAAATTGACCTCGGTATCAAATCTGCTTCTAAATTAACATACATTATCAAGTTCTCTTGACTAATATTTCTTGGTAATATATTACCATCTCTATCAACAACACTATTGGGGTCGATATATATTAAATTATTTTGGTCAACTTTTACTAATATTTTTTCACTATCTGATAAATTATTGTTCCCCATAATATAAATTATATAAATCTACACCTCTTTTATAATCTTGTAAAGTACTTATCAATGGAAAGGGTATTCTAATAATAAAGTTGTCAGGTATTTCAAATTCTATACCACCAACCTCAGGATTAGCCATCATTATTAACCAACCAAATGTGGGTGACCCATAGTTGTCTTGTGATACTTTATCTAATCTTGTACGTCCTTTAATATATCTAATGTATTTATCAGTTGATTTTATAGGTATTTCAATTCCTGGTACAATTCTAAAATTACCATCTTGTTCAAAATATTGATATCTATCAAAATAATTTCTACTCATTTCAAAGTTTCAATTTATAAAAGTTTAATTTGTCTTTTACAACTATTGGTGATTTGTTTATTTTTTCTCCATCAATATATATTGCATCAGTTGATGTTACTTCATTCGATGTATCAACTGTAAATGTCAAATTTTTATTTTCAACAATTTCTTTATATTTTTTAAATGTGAATTTTTTTGGTTCCACTAAATTGGTAAAATATTTATCTAAAGATTTTTTCATTTTATTTATTACAGAATCATTGTATATGATTTTATCAGTAAAAATATTTATTATTTGTGATTTTTTATCCTTAAATAATGTTTTTAATATATCAGATATATCATTAGTTGTAAATGTTGGATTATTAAAATCTATACTACTATCCAAATCTTCATAAAATTTTGTTGAATTTTCTTTGATATAATTTATACCATACTCATATTCATCATATAATAGATTTTTTGTAAATCCACTTAATGTTACTTCAGTTCCTTTTTTTGTATTTGTTACTTTATCAGAATTAAGTAAAAAGTCTTTCCCGTGTTTTACAATGAAATTGACTTTATCCATAGATTTTATGACCTCATCTCTTGATTCCTCTATTGCAAATATTTGAGAATTATTTGTTATGTCATCAAATATTATAGACAATTCTGTTTCTAAATATTTGTATAAATAATCGTTATCCGTTTTACTTATTAAGTTTGCATCCATGAATTTATCAAAACCAAATATTGTAGATGGACTTGAATTTTTTAATGTATTGATAAATTGTCTTTTTAATATTTGAGTGTATACAAATAACTCTTTACCTTGAGGATATATTCCAACCAAATCAAATGATTCAGATGGTGAAGAAATACTATCTGTAGATGTCCATACATCATATGTTTTAATTATTCTATAAGTGTTTGATAAAATCAAATTACTTATTTTTTTACCATAAAATGGTACAATTATATTGTACGCAGTCTTATAAATTTCAAAATAATTTTTGATTTTACTATGGACATCTATAATTAATTTTGAATATGTCAATGAATTATTATCAGTAGAAATATCACCAATATATTTACCGTCTCTCAATTCATTACCCTTATTCGAGTTATCAGGTTCAGGTGTTCTATTATCTCTTTTTTGTAAGTCTTCTAAAAATTCTTTAGTAAAAGTATTTGCATCTTGACCTCCAATCATAGTATTTGTCGGTATCGACCTTTCATCATAAATTTCTGTATTTGCATAATAATTTGAAGATAATGCGTTTTGTAATCTTTCAATTGGTTTTTCTAATCCTTGTCCACCCAAAAATGACATTTGTAAAGTAACGGTTGCAATCATCGGTTGTAACCCGATTCCTTCAGGATTATAATCCCATGTTGAGTCATCGTATGATATTTGAGCATCTCTAATGACTACCTTAGAATGATAGAAATCACCTACACGTAATATACATATTGGTGGTGGACCAAATGTTGTGTTTCTTGCATTCAAATCATTTGTATCACTTACACCTTTTATTGGTAATGTGTCTCCAGGTCTTAAACATTGATGTATAAATGTTAATCTCGCATTTAATCCTTCAGGAGTTGTTGAATGAAAACCAGGATGAAAATATTTTAATTTTTCTCTTAATGAATTAAATATTACTGGCGATGATTCATCTAATCTTTTAAAATAATAACATTCCGATAATGTTTTCATTATGATTCTTTTCATAATGTCTATCGGTGGTTTTTTTAGTTTAGTCGGAATTTGAGTTGTACCGTCTACAATAATACTTGTTGGTCCAATTACTTGTTGTGTTGCCGCTGTTTCATTTACTATTGGATTTATTTTATCTGATTTCACACTATAAGTTATATCTACATCAGATTTTCTACAACTAAATGAAATTGGTGAAATAATACCTAATCTTGGTATTTTTTTAAAATCCCTATTAACACAATTAGTATCAAGAGAATTAGACGAATTTCCTGTTGAAGTTTCACCAACATTTTTGATTGAAACAGTTATCACGGTATCATAATCGTATCCAAAATCTTTTCTCAAAGAATAATCCTCATCAACAGAAGGACTACCAGGTGTGTCTGTCCATCTTATTTTAGGTGGTGTTTTTCCTTGCTTCGTTATTTTTTCAAATATATCTAATAATATACTATACGACCTTCTTGATGATAATTTTTGATTATAATCTAATTTATCTAAAGACGATGTTGTTGAATATATTTTTATCTTAATATTTTCTGCTTTACCTGATTCTAATTTTTCTTTCAATTTAGTTAATTTAGAATCATATTCAGTGTAATTTTTTTCTGCATTTGTAAAATACTCATCTAATTTGTTTACTTGATTGGTGATTTTTGAAACATCAACAATTGAATCTTGACCATAAATCTGATTTCTGTCATTTTTAGCTTGAACTAAATCATTACCACTGAAAACAGAATTTAATTCAGTTAAATCTGATTGTAAATTGTTTTTCCATTCTGTTTTTTTAGAAATATAATTATTATATAAATTACTATATTTTTGAGTAGCAATTTCACTTGGGTCACCGATTGGTTCTTTATTATCAAAATATAAAGTAATTTTAAGTGGTTCACCAACAGTACTACTACCTTCTTTTAAAGATGTTGAATTAGTGACAGCGGGAACATTTATATTTGTAACTTCCCCAAAATTAGTTTTTACATTATTTACAACATCGGGTTGTACATTTTTAGAATCATTTAAATATTGTTCAATATATTTAATATCTGTTGGGTCTAATGTACTGTATCTTCTAATCAAATCATAGAAATCTAATGTTTCACATCCAGCAAAAAATGCATTAATATAATTATCAGCTTCTTCATCTGACATATTTGAGAAGAATTCTCTCGTTAATAAATTCAATATACTTGGGTGGTCCACAACAATTTTGAAACTTAATGTACCACTTCTCGATGTGTTGTTATATGTATATATCGGTTCTGGTCTACCTATAAAAAGATTTTCATCCCATTTTGCACTATTACTTTCTGAAATTTTCAAGTCATATGGTGGAAACCACATTACTCTACCTCCATTTGGTCCTCTTTCACAAACAGGTAAATCTAAAACAGTAAAACCAGGTGAATTAGATGTTTTCCATGCTAAGTTTTCTATTGAAAACATGTACTTTTTTGCATAAAAACTTTTATTGTCTTTGTCTGTACCAAATGGATAGTTTTGAAATATATTAGATGAATTGTCAAAACTCTTTTTACCATTAGACATAGGGGCAATATTTAAATTCCATGGGTCAGATACTACTGTTCCATCAAATTTTCTATTATTCCCACCTTTCTTCATTGTGTCAGAATAAGACAAATATGGTCTGTCTTTTGTCCATGTTCTACAATATTCAACACCTGATTCTACTCCTGAAAATTTATCTACGTATTTTATAGATGAACCTCTTGATAAAAATTTTTCACCTTCTTTGAATATTCTTGAAGTTTGGTCAATCACATTACCAATATGTGACCTTGCTTCACCACCTTTAGGCATACTATCTAACAACTCTTGAGTAAATCCTAAAATAGAATCCTCTCTAAACTCATATTGTGTCGATAAAGATTTTGTCAGATTTGATGATTGTCCATTATATTCTTTATTGTTTTCACCTAATTTATTATTTGAATTCGTACTAATCCAAGTCAATTTACCACTAATCTCACCACCATCACCTAATGATTTTATTCTTTCAAATAATCTTGCTTGTGTTTCATCAAACATGACACTTAAATAATAGTTACTTCTAACTATATTTCCATTCATGTCTGACATAGAATTTAATACGTTATTTCCTCTATCATCACCAATATATGCAACACCTTCAGGTGCTTCTGTACCTAAAAACTCTTTTACCCCTTGTGCTGCTTTTTCAATAAAATTGAATATTTTAGATGTATTTTGAGACCTCGCAGTCGTAGTATAATTTGGTGCATATTTAGATTTTGATAGTAAATCAAATAATTGTTTTTTCTGACCACTACCACTATATTCAATTAATAAATCTGATGGTTTTCTTGTCTCTAAAGGTCTTCTTTGTACACCTAATAAAGATAATAACGCACCTGATGCATCTTGTAATGTTCTACCAACTTCAGTATTTGCAGTTTTTCTTCTTTCTGTTTGTCTATTAGGATTTGTCAGATAATCACCAGGAATCTCCGCCCAAGGAAATTCTAATCCTGCAACAGTCTGTACAAAATCAATACCTTTACCTACAGGTGTTTTTGCAACAGTAATTGAATTATTAGACTCAACTAAAGGTTCTCTACCTGTTACAATATTAGTTGCTGTCGCTAAATTTCCTTGTAACGCATCTAATAATCTAATTCTACCTAATGTAGATTTTAATAAATTTTGTTCAATTCTCGAATATACAGGACCTTTTTGGTTTTTATCACGTATATATGATGCTGCGAATTTAAATAACTCAGATTCATTTTCATAATTATCATTACTCATGATACCCACCAAATTATACTGTCCATTTACAAAATAAGGTGTTCCATCATAATACATAGATAAATTTGCTCTCCTTGGAATTGTATCTAAAATATCCTTAACAAAATATTCTGACGGTTTGAAAACGTTATTTGTTTGTGGAATAGATAAATCTCTTTGTCTATCTGTATCAACCGCTCCTGGGTCAATATTAGAAAACTGACTTAAATTTTGTAATCTATAATTTTGTGCAGTAAAAGTTTGTGGTCCATTAGGTGCTTGTAATGTTCTGGATAAAACAAAATCTCTAAACTGTTTAGTTGTATCAAAATCTAATGGCATTTATTTGTTTTAATAATAAATAGAGCAAGAAAAAAAATCAATATCTATAATTATACCTTAGCAGCGGTTTGAGTTGATAAATAACTATTTTCTTCTATAGTTGTCATCTCTTCAAATAAGTTTGGATTCTTATATAGATATCTTGCAAATGTGTCCATAATAGCAGGGGACTTAACTAAATGTTCATGTTTGTGTGTATGTTCAACAGACAGTTTATTATCTTTAGATAATTTTTCACTTAAACTTGCAACATTACCATCTAATCTTGTTAGTGATGTATTTAAAATTTCGTAATTAGTGTTTTTTGACATAATCGGTTCTAATGACGCGATATTGCCTGTAGATTTATTAGTGTTAATTTGTGATACTATAGAAGTATTTAAATTTAAGAAATTTTTTATGTCTGTATTAATTTCCTTTAAATAACCATTTGATTGTTTATTTTCAGAAGAAATACTTGCCATTGTCCCACCTAAATTTTTTATCTCTTCATTATATTTTGCGAACCCGTCTAATGATGATGGGGTCATTTTATTCAAGGAAGATAAATCAGTATTAGTACTTGTTTTCGGTATTTGTGATTGTGGTGTAGATGTTTTTGGTTCCTGTATACCTTCTGTAGACTTATTCTGTAAATTTAGAACATCTTTAGCACCATTCGCCCATTTTTCAATTAAACCATAAATCTCTTTTTTCGGGTCAATTTTTTTAAGTTGTTCATCATCAAAAGTATTAAACTTTTTAGATAATTTACTTACTGCATCAGAAATAGAATCACCTTCTTTTAATTTAACACCCATCATCTTTGCAGCTTCTCTAACCGCATCGTCAGTAATGTCTCCAATTGCTCTACCACCAATATTTCTCATACGAGCAACAATCATACCCATCATATTTTCAATACGAGTTATACTTGTATATTGATTATTGATGACATCCTCTGGTGTTTTTTTACTTATATCGTCTCTATATTTTTTTAATTGTTCAATTTGACTTTGATTCAAATCTTCTAATGCAACTGATGTACCTCCAAAAAATTCTTGTAATTCCTTAGAACCACTTAAATCTATAACCATTTGACCATCTTTCATTTTTGCTATATTGGTTATAAATTCTTTTTCTTCATCACCCACAACTAATCCTGCTCTCATCATTGCAGATGCAGCTGCACTTTTTTCTGCGGTAGCAATTGCACCGTTTGCCAATTCTTGATATGAGACACCTAACTGAGAAGCCATTTCTCTTGCATACCTCAAATTGACACCTGTAATTTCAAATCTTTTTTGTTCTGTGTTATATGTTGCTAAATTTCCTGCCGCTTTAATTAAAGAATCTTGTAACCCTTCAACATTGTTTGTTGCCATATACATTAATTTCAATGGGTCATTGAAATCACCTATAGCACCACCAAGTACTTGTAAATTCGCAGATAATTCTATAGCACCTTCAGGACTCATTACTTTATCTGCAATCTTGAATACTTCATTCATGGACATCCTGAATTCGGTAGATTTTTGAATCATTCTTGACAAACCCGCTACACCATTCTGAAATCCGTACTCATTTAACTTCCCAATATTCTGTGTCAATTCTTTAGTAACAGATTGAGCACGTAACCCTAAAGATACCGAACTCCTACCCACTTCTTCAATTCCTTTCATTGCGTCAACAGCACCTATACCAATTTTTTCAAATGCAGGAAGTAAGTCTGCCAATTCCTCAATATTTGTCAAATAAGCAGCACCAATCTTACCCGCCATTTCCCATGTTTCTTCATTCAATGTATAAAAACGACCTGTTTTTACAATCAAATCACCTGCGGTATTTGCTAATTGTTGGAAACTAATTCCGTATTGTAATAATTTAGGATTAGTATCTGTTAACGTTTTACGATATGCTTCTGCAAATTCAAAATTCAATCCTGTATCCTTATTAATTGCAGTTCTTAATGCGGATTGTTCACTATAATAAAGTTCTAATTGTTTAATTGATTGGTCTTTTAATGCGGATAAGAATCCTCTCGCAACATCACTTGGATTAGTAAAAATAGACAAACCACCGTTAGGTCCTGTCATAATATCTTTTAACGTATTAAAAATACCATTTAAATCAGTTGTTTCACTTTGTAAATTACCAAATTGAGCGCTACTCCTAAATGGAGAAAAAATATCACCTGTTGATGAAAAGGAAGTAGAAGTCTGTGAAGAATTTCTGGTAGAATTTTTTTTATTCCACTCTTTATAAACCTCTTTGAAACAATCAGGATTATTGAAGTCGTATCCCTCTGCTTTACATGCATTAAGATAATCCGTTTCATTTGTATAACGGGTCACTAATATCGAAGCTTTAATTCCTGTACCTGTACATGCCATACAAATAAATACAATATTAATTATTTTCTAACTCAAGTATATACTCAATATAGTATCTCCTGATATAGATTGGCATACTCATTACATCACCATATGTAAACCCTCTTTTAACGAGAAATAAAATTTCAGATAACTGATTTTTCTTATACTCCGTAGAAAACGCGAAAAAATTCAACCCCAAAGCCGATTACAAATTCGACTTCTTCTCCTGATGGGGCGATTGTTTTTCTTCTCAAATTTAGTCCAGGTTTATTATCATTAATAAATTTTCTAAAACTTTGAGAATCTGTTATGGGTAAATTCTGAATGAAATTTCTAATATTCATTTGGTCTCTTACACCAGCAACACTTTTAATCATCATCTCCATCCTTTTAGTAACTGTTGGAGGAATATCAGGACCATTCCAATTTTTTGTCATATCATCAAGTTCTTTTTCTTGTTTTTTATTCAAAAACTTGAATGTTATGTCAATATTAGATTTTGGCATTACGTATTTATATTCTCCGTTTGAATCTGCAATTAAATTAAAATCCTTTAATTCCAAATTACTTAAATCAATTACATGTTCAAAATCTAATTCTGTTTTTGGGTCAACTAATTTTATTTTATATTCACTTCCAAAAGCAGTATTTCTTAAAAATATTAAAATACTTTCTTTGTCCTCATCAACAATATCTTCAAAATTAATATCCCTATCTAATATTTTTCTTCTTAAAAGTTCTTCAATAATTGAATTATTATTCATTAAATTAGGTGCAGACAATACATTTTCATCCGCTGCAGTTAAATAAGCAACTCTCACTGATTTTTTACCATTTGTATAGTGTATTCCTCTACTTGGTAATTCAACTACATCATACGCAATTGTTGGGTCTATCCTTAATTCTTCCATATTATTTTATTTTTTAATTGTTTTTTCTACTTCCTTATTAACTTCACTATATAATGTCATAGATTCGGCATCAGCAATGATTTTTATATCATTCATTTGTAACTCACTATTAGCATAAGACTGTTTTCTACTAAAATTAATACCTTTGACTTTGAATCTTAAACCACTTATCGCATCACCAACAGGGTCTAAATATTTTATTACAACATCTGTGATATCAAAAATACTTTTAGGATTGAATGAATAAATACATGTTTCATAGAATCTTGTTATAAAAATGATATCAGTACCTTCATTATATAATGAATACTCCTTGAATGAATACGAAGGAATGTCACTACCTATTAATTCAATAATATACCTGTTTTCCATTAATGGTTCAATTAATATACCAGAACGCATTATATCAATGTCTTTATTTTCCATAATATTTTATTTAAAATAAAAAATCCCATATATAATATATGGGATTTAATATTAATTGTAAATAGATAGCACTAGTAAACCTGAATACAACGGTCCATACGAAGAGATGCATCAATAGTTGCTAATTCATCTTGACTATAGTTCAAATCACCAAAGTTCAAGTTAGTTAAGAAACAACCTTGAAGAATCCATTTTTCAACTACAACACCTGTTGGGTCAAGCATTTCAAGTTCAACATCTTTCTTGTATCCCGCAGCATAACCCATTCTACCTGTTACTGATTCTGCATGTAAACGGAACCATTCCATTAACGCTTGAGATGCAGAAGGACCAATAGGGTCTTTGAACTGTACTTTTATTTCTTCCCAATCAAATCTACCAGCAACATACGTTGATGTATTTAAGAAAGGAATTTCAACTGATTTTATTTTTGCAGTTGGTCTTGATGTTGAAAACACATACCACTCATTTATACCAAGAGAAGAAGGGAATCTTAATATAAATCTATTCTTCCTTTTTGGTTCATATGGAAGAGGCATTTTCATTAGTAAATCGGCCATGTTGTATTAATTTTAGTAATTTCTATTATTTATTTTATTATAAATATCTGATTAATAAAAAAAATTTCAAATACTTATCAAGTACTTGATTTTGTCAATTTTTTTTTGTATTTTTTAAATACCCAGTATCCAGAACTAGAATAATAAATTAATAAATAAGTAAATAATTATTTAATTAATTAAATAATAAAAATAATAATACTAGCACTAGTATACTGGGTGAAATGTTATATCGTTATTGTTCCATGTGAAACATAAAAAAAGGGAGGTAATAACCTCCCTTTTTTATTTAGTAATCAAAGATTAGATATTTTCAAAAGATGCTCCCGTTGGAGTAATAATAAACTCAACATCTATGAATTCAAGTGAACGAGTTGGTTTAATATATATTTTACCCCTCAAAGTGTTTGAATCAATATCTTCTGGGTCATTAGATACTGTAACTCTGAATTCGGTAAGACCTCTTTCTTTTTTAATTGATTCCAAAATTGGATTTACCAATCTCAAGAACTCATTTCTTACTTGTTCATCGTTTTGTTCAAACAATAACCTAATAGCTACAGCAGAAATCAATTTTCTTGCTCTAAGTAACAATCTTCTGACATTCATTCTATCAAGTGCAGATTCTTTGACTTGAAGAGTTTTGTTACCCCAAATGATTGTTCCAGTATCCGCAAATGTCGCAATTGGATTGATTCTTGCTTGATACAAATCATCTCTTTCATCCAATGTAAGTTTTTTGTACGCTTTTACTGAATTAACCAAACCTCTTTGATAACCAGCAACTGCAAACCAAGGGAATGAAATATTATCTGTTAATGCAATATTTCTCACAACTTCACAAGTAGGTGGAACATATATCAAGTTACTACTGTCTTGGTCTCTTACTTGAATCCAGGGCCAATATGTTGCAGAATAGTTAGAATCAACATCTAAAGTTTCCAAATCAGAAATAACTTCTTGGGATGTTTCTCTATTTTTAGATGCAATGATGTATAATGAATCTGCTCTATCTGATTCAACCATATCTATCGCCTGTTGAGTTAAAGAACTATGGTCAGAGAAGTTGATACCAGGAGTTGCAAAAACGTTAATGTCAATCGCTTCAGGATTTGCGAAGGTTTGAATACCTTGTAAATATGAATAATAGTCGGAATTTCCTGTTGTATCGTCAAACACACCACTTGTAGCACTGTTTGATGAATGATTAGATACATATGAGGTCTTACCAAAGATGTAGTTATCTGTGAATGTCCTTACATCTCTGTATATGTCCCAACCATCAAATCCACCTGCAGTTACAAATGTGAACTTCCTGTATCCGATACTATCTAAAAGACCCTTATTAGTACCTTCTAAGTCATATGGTGTAGTTTCAAACTCATACCCTGTTGGAGTATTACCTGTCAATGTAGAGGCGTTTGTGGACAAATGGAAACCATGTGTGACACCTGTTGAACCTACTCCTTTATATTTCAACAAATCTTTATCAAATCTATATCCTAATTGACTTGACATACCTAAAGAAACCTTTTTTACTTTATCTCCATTAGATACTACAGGAGTACCATCAGGAAGATATCTAACGACATCACCAGCGGACAAGTAATCTNNCACCACCTAAAGTAGATGACCCAAAGGTATCGTTTGAAGAATAACCTCTAAAACCTGCAGGAATTGCATCTGTTGGGTGATTTGTTGCCATGTTCAACATGATAAATTTTGATTTCAATTCAAATTCACCATCAGAAGTACCGATTCTCTTTGCAACATATCCTGGTAAATTCGGGTCCATTGAACATCTTGTAAATCTTTCCAAAACAACCATATTTTCGTCTGTGTCGTTGAAATCTCTTACAATCACATCAAATTCACCTTTTTCTAAATCGATGTTCTGAACCATAACTTTTACATCATAGTTAGAAGACTCTCCATCAGATATTGTGATAACTTGGAATAAATCAACAACTTTGTTACCTCTAACTTCAGAAACTACAAAAGGTGAAGATGAAGTATTCCATGTTGTTAAGAAATCAGTACCATCCAAATTAGTGGAGATAGTTGTACTGATACCTCTTACTAAACCATTATCAAATAAATTATTTAATAAGTTATTATACACCTCATGAACATATATTGGGAAATCTTCGAAATCTCTGTCAAACACATCTATACCTAATACTTTAGTTACGAATTTTGAAGATGCACTATCTAATGAACATGTGAAAGATTTCGCTCCACCTGTTGCACCTGTAACACCAATTGTAAATTCACCCAAAGGATTTGATTCAATATCATCAACTTCAGTTAATGTCAGACTTGTTGCACCACTTACTTCTCTAATTAATGTTTCATTTACATATCTACCTCTTGCTCTAAATGTAGCGACAACGATATCTTCATAATCGGTGTTAACTTGTGCATTATATGTATATCTTGTTGTTGTGAAAGAAGTAGTACCACTATTATATACGAATAAGTAAGAATACACCTTAGTTAAGTCATCTGAGAACATTTCATTATACCATTCTTTTCCATTAGTATTTTCACTGTTCAAGAAAGATGTTAATGGAGATGGTTGTTCTAAATCTAAATCCAGACTTGTTGTTCCTGAAGACGGTACGTAACCAAGAACAAACCATTTATTATGGTCTGTTGACGTAAATCCACTGAAATTTTGAACAATATAGGTAGGTATTGTAGTACCATCAATAGATGTTTTACCTGATATTGTAGAATAAAAAGTTGAACCTGTTATTCCTGTTGTTGTTGGGATAGTACTACCTGTTGTGTTACCTGATAAACTATTATCCCATGCCTGTAATGCGGTTGTTCCTGTTTGTGTTGGTTGAAGACCGCCTAATGTTGTTAAACCATATGTTCTGTATGGTTTATAACCTGTTAAACCTAAAATCCTTGTTACGAATAATTGATTTGATTCTTGTAAATATGATTTCGCCACATAACCTAATTCATATTTTGGATTACCATTCCCATCTTTCAATGTTGAGGTTCCACCAAAATATGTTCTATACTCATCGAAATCACGAATAAGAATTGGTTCAAATGCGGGACCTTTTAAGGTCTCTCCGACCAATCCTAAAGTTGTTACACCGATACTTTGTGCAACAAACGTTAAATCTTTTTCTGATGTATAAACACCTGGTGATACAAAAACTCTGTTTGAAGTTGCCATTGAATTAAAATATTTATATTTATTTTATTACTTATAATATAAATATCTTTAATTTGGTCAAAGATTGTTGTATATTAATAAACTTATTTTAATTTTTCATCAACTAAAATATACAATACTAATTTGTGACCCAATGACAGGTGAATAATTAAAAGTAAATTCAGAATTACCTGTTACAGAATAACCGTTATTTATTTCTTCAACTAATCCATTGATATCTACGGTAATAACATATGATATTGGTTGTATAGTTGTGAATGTTAACGATGAACCATCATAAGTGAAATATTCAGTATTTAAATTCACTATTTTACCATAATTGTCTATAAATGTATCTGAACTTTTATTCTTATAATAATTTATAGTAATTACACTTCCTTCTTCAGGAGGTTCATCAAACGTAACTTTTGAAGTTGTCGAAATGTGATAATAATCAACATCTTTTGTTTGTAATAAACCATTTACCCCAACGTTCAACAAATTAGTCATAGATTCACCAACACTATATGTTGTGTCAACACCGTTTGCGATTATAGATACTGATTTTACATTGATGTCTCGATTTATGGATTTCTTTGTCTCTTGTGATGTACCTGTAATAAATTCATTCATTAAAAGAAATCTACTCATCGCGGGTTTTACCTCAAATTCTTCTCTGTCAACTAATAAACCTAACATGATGAATTTATAATTTTGAATATAAAACCTACGACCATCTATCGTATCCATAGGTGTAGTATCATCATTACTCTGTAATATGATTGGTATATAGTGACCTTTTATTAATGTATATGATTGTCTTGAAGCGAATTTCTGTAAAATAATTTTATTCAATAAATTAGTGTCATTAAACTTATTACACACTAACGTAACTTCATATGATATATCAACAGCAACAGGTTGTGGTATTTTATATACATCAGCACCTTTTTTGTTACCATCCCATGTAGGAACTGTTTGATAATGAAAAACTTTCCTATCAGGTATTGTCCTTTGTACAGAAGGATTAGTCCCTGGTTGTACATCAGGTTTTCTTATTACAACGATAAATGGTAATTTAACGTTACCGTCATTATCTGAAAACGACCAATTAGTTGAAAATTCCGCCCATCTTTGTACTGTCAATATTTTATTAATTACAGGTATTCGTTCCCCATCTGATACTACAATAAAATTATTTTTGACATAATCTAACATACCCGTATCCAAATCTTCATGTAAAATTGAATCGGGTAAATATGAATCACTTTTGGTTATATTATCTAATAACCTTTGTCTATTATTTTGTACATCCTGACCTAATGTGGTCAGTTTGTTTTCATATACATCTATATTATTCTTTTTCTTAGGTATTGCCATTTTAGAATCCTCTAAATTCGTTCTCTTGTACTATAGCACAAGTTATAGTTCTGTAATGTGGTTTGAATCCAAACATTTTATGTTTATTATCTGATGTGATTCTACCATCATTAGTGACTTGATAATATCTTAATTTATCTTCTTTATCTGCATATCCAATGTAATCACCGTATCTTATGTCTATATTTAATTCTTCTAAATGAGATATATACACCGACACAGTTATATTACCCGCTTCCTGATATCTCATTATACCACCTTTATAAGATGAATTTTTGGCTTCATCAATTTTAACAAGACCATTGAATTCTACAGGGGGTAAAAATTTAATATCGTCTTTACCAACTTCACCATATATGTTGTTTATATCGGTTTTATCTCTGTCTACTTGATATAAAACAAGTTTTATGTTTAAGTCACCATGCAAATACTCTTGACCTAACTTAATTTGTAAATCAAAGTCATCTTGAGAAAAAAATTTCGATAATCTTGTTACTGGTAGTTTGTTCATTTAACTTTTTGACGTTTTATTCTTTCTTTAATGTGTGATGAGTATGGATATTTATTTTCATCCATATTTTTTATATTAATTATTTTATATGTTTTTTCATAAGGATTTATTTCAATAAATTCTAAATCCATTGTACCGTAAATGTTCAATGGAATTGGAACGACATTATATATGAATTTTTTATAATTTATATCATCTAAAAAACTATACTTTTTTCCAAATCTTTTTTCTAAAAAGGCTTTCAATTTATCATTCTTATTATCATGACCATATGATTTATCGACATATGGTTTATCTCTTGGTAACTGAAATTTTAGCCCTTCTGTTTTAGACACGTATTTATCATCGTCAACAATTGATTGATGACCAAAGAAAAACACTGCTTGTAAAGGTTCATTTTTATGAATCATACCTAATCCTAAATCATCAACAAATCCTTTAATTCCAATTTTATAAACTAAGTTTGAAAAAAAATTACTTAATTTTTTATGACTACGAACTACTTCACCTATTGCATATATCATTAACCAAAAACCCCAAACACCTTCTTTTGATGTACCTAAGAAGTTTGAATATTGTCTATTTGTTTTAATGTATTCATCACATATACTTATAACCCTTGGATTGTCTTTATATAAATCTTTTATTCTATTAATATATTTCATTATTTTATCTTTACTATCATCTGATGTATACAATACATCTGATGTATCTGATATATGAAATAAATAATAAAGTTTATTTTCAGACGCAAACGGGAAAATTCCTCTTGTAAAAAAATCACTATCCGACATATCTCTGATTTCCTTAGTATTAGATAGTTTTGTCTTTTTTTTCAATAAAGGAATAATCGGATAACAATATAGTCCAACGGGTGTGTTATATCTTGTTCTAACATTTATTTCAGAAGTATATAAACCACTTCTAAAAGAAATAAACACATTTTTCAGATTGTGTTTAACTAACATATCTGAAATAATATCGGTATTTTTTTTTGATACTTGTTGTCTAAATAGTTTTTTATAGGTTTCTACATCTTCATTCATTAATGAAAATATATGTTCCTCTAATTGTTTTTTTGTTAGAATCATCTAAAATGATTTTTTAATAAATAGTATATTATGTTATTTATTACTACAATAATTAATAGAAAATATATATATTTAGTGAATATGAC